GTATCCGTGGTCATACACAGGGAGGCAAAAAAGTTCTGGGGGTCAAGGCGGGTGAAGGTGGTAAAATCCAAGACATGATCCAGGCCTTTGCTCCACCGGCGTTGCAGTATGAAATGCTATTCGATAAGCCTAAGATACTCGACTCGATCAACCGTATTACGAATACTAGTGATGCCTTGCGTGGTGTTCAGTTCAAGACGAATACGAACGTAGCGAGTGTACAGTCGTATCAAGAGAGTATGAAGCTTAGCGTCGGTGCTAAGGTTGACATCATCGAAGATACAGTCGCCGATATCGCACTTTCGCTGGCTGAGTTGGCCGTACAGAACTATACGAACGAAGACGTTGCCAGTCTGGTTGGCGAACAGATGGCACAGTTCTGGGAGCAAATGGACGTGAAAACGTTCACCCAGAAGTACAGCGTTGACGTTGTGGCTGGCAGCATGGAGAAACCTAACAGTGTTTTCCGTAAAAAGGAAGCAATCGAAGTCTCTCAAGCCGTCGGTCAATTTGCTCGGGCGGCGCCAGGCTCGGTCACTAAGATTATGTTGCGCGTGCTGCAACAAGCCTTTACCGAAGTCGCGATTAAGCCTGAAGACTGGGCGAGTATCGACCAAGAGGTGATGGCGAGTATGCAGAAAGGTCAGCCTACCGGAGCAGGTCAGCCACAGGCGGCAGGTGAGTCTGGTCAACCGGCAGGTGGTGCACAAGAGATGATGCAAAGGGCTCAGGCCGCACCTGACGAGGTGAAGCAGAAGGTTACTCAGATGCATCAAGAGGGTGCGTCTCCACAAGACATCATGCAATTCATACAACAATCAACAGGAGCACGGTAATATGGCACTTGAGAACCCTGGTAATGGAAAGGCCACGCCCAACCAGGCGGCTGAAGATACTGTTTTTGAGAATCTTGGGCTGTCTCGTGACGATCTTGGTATGGACCAAGACTCGGGTAGTGGAAATGAAGACCTCGATCAAGGCTCTGGGTATGAGGATCGTGGTGCCGACCGCGACGAGCCTGATCTATTTGATCAACGTGTGAGTCACACTGAACAAAGGCAGCCTCCGTCGGGACTTGAGCCTCCTCCTCGTGCGAAGCCGATTCCTAATTATGCCGAAGTTCATCCTGACAACAAGGGAAACTTGGTTAATGGCGATGGCATCGTTGTGGCGCGAGCTGGTAAAGAAGCTCGTATGTATCAAGACCTGCATAAGACTCGTGGGCAGGCGCAGACTTTACACGGACAACTGACTGACGTAACGGGTCGGTTGAAGAAGGCCGTAGAGATTGGACAAGGTTTGCATCGTGAACTTCAACAGGCTCAGGCACAAGTCAATGCCGTGAAGCAATTCGGCCTTGATCAGGGTGAGCACCTAACCGCTCTACGGCTTTTCAAGGAGTTACGCGACAATCCACAGCAGGCACTAAAAAACATCTTGACAAGGGCCGCAACTAATGGTATAAATGTAGCTGAACTCGGGCTTACGCCCGGTGGTGTCGATCCTAAGTCTCTCGTAGACATGATTAAGCAGGAGATCGGCACAGCAGTCAATCCTCTTAGAGAGCGTACAGAAGCCGAGGCACGACAGGCTCGGGAAAAGACGCAAGAGCAACAGCGTCTCACCGAGATACAGACGCAGGTTGATGGTTTTTTCAACCAGAACCCGGAGGCTAAACAATACCTTCCGGTGTTTACCCAGACCCTCCAGCAGTTCCCAGGCATGACTCTGGGCGAGGTTTGGGCCAGAATACAGCTCCATTTCGCACAGAACCCGCAAGCGCGGCGTCCATCCCAGAACTCGCAACCGCGAAGTCTCCCGCAAGGTCGTGGCATTCCGGCCACAAACGGATCGTCCGACCTAGCACCCGTGACAGACTCCTACGATGCCATCCTCAAGGATGTGATGGATCGAGCAGGTCTTACACGTTAACCCTCGTGTGATTCACACTGGAGACTAAAATGCCCGCACTTGACACCGTGATCAACTCGATGCTGACACGGAGTCGCGCAAAGCTCATCATGGCTTCAGCGATCTCTGGGACCGTCAGCGCTTATCTACATGCTAAAAAGAGGGTTGTGGTCGAGGATGGTGGTCCGTCGATCACCAACCCTATCATCGTAGGTCTGAACCCTAACGTAACCTCGATGCAGTACTACGATCAAGTCCCTGTTAACCAAACCAACGAGTTCACGACCGTTGCATATAGCATGAGTCGCGTCGTAGGCTCGTTGATCATCTCGGATCAGGAAGAAGATGAAAACCAAGGACGAGCTGCCATCTTCAAAATCCTCAAGGGAAAAATCATGGCCCTTGACGAGTCCATCTCCAGACAGTTTGCCACATATCACACATCCGTTGGGACCGGCACCGACCCAAACGGGCTTGGGAACCTCATCCCTGCCGATCCGACCACCGGCTCCGTGGGAGGTATTTCCCTGGCTGCCGAGCCCCAGTGGCGGACCTCCAGCTACAATTTTGCCGGAACCCTTACCCCCGAAAACATCGAGGAAGCCTTCGACGACATAATCGAACTCGATCTGAATCGAGGTAGCGATGGACAGGCATCTCCGAAGCCTACCGTTATCTTTGCTGGACGCAACATCTATCGCATGCACAAAGCGGCTGCGAGAGACAAAGCTGTCATCAATCTTAACGAGACTGGAACTGGCAAGAAACTGGTCAACCTCGGTATCGTTGGAACCACTCATAACGGCGTCCCTCTCCTGTTCGACGAAAAGCTCCCGCCGAACGTCGCTTACTTCGTCAACGAGGAGTACCTGACGCTGCATGTGCTTCGTGGTGTCAACATGAAGATCAAGCAACTCGTAGCACCGTGGGACACCGATGCTACCGGCCGCCGTGTTGTATGGGAAGGCCAGCTCTGTAGCTGGCGCCAATACCGCACTCACGCATATCTGACCAACTAGTGTGAGTCACACATGCTAACAACATCAGCAAATGGCGCACGGCTCGCCTATGTGGTCGTCGACCTTCATCAGAGCGTAGGCACCGTGAAACGGCCGGTTACTACTTGGACCAAGAAGGACGGACTCAAGACGAAGATGGTCGAGGAACCAGCAGGTTATCTCGTCTACTTTCCTCGTGGGCACGTCATTCGGTGCAAGGACAAGGAGACCCTTCGTCAGTACGGTCTTGACGGTATGCCACCGATCATCAACCTGCAAGGGCTGAATGATCCGAATAGTCCCATCGGACGTATGCTCATGTCCCAGAACGAGGATGCTCGTCGAGGGGCTATGGAGTCGATGGAAAAGCAGGTCATCAGGCTTGCCACAGCAAAAACTGGTCCGGTCCTGATGCCGGAACAGATCGAGCCTGAACAGGTTTCGGCCGTATAAGGAGGCGCTTATGCTACAAGATAGACAGGCTTTCGCTCTTGGCTTGAACATGTACGTTCCGGCTATGGCACTAGGCACATCGGTAATCAACCTTGGGCCTGGAAGGTTCACCCACGGCATTCCGGCAACCGCCGGTCCGTTGGCGACCCTTATCACTGCCGGTGTCGGTGGGACGTTGACCACGATTCAGTACCTTTCGACGCCGCTTAAGCTCGACTCACGCTATGGCAGGACCATCACAGTCACTCCGTCCGGCGTTCCTGGCAATGCGAACGTTCTAGACGTTATTGGAGCTGACTATCTTGGTCAGCCAATGTATGAACGCTTCACGGGCTCAGCAGCGGCGTCAACTGCACTCGTTGGCTTGAAGGCGTTTGGCTGGGTTCTCGGAACTAGGCTCATCACACTGGCCACCAATACAATCACGGTGGCGATTGGCTCTGGCTTGTCGCTTGGTCTACCGTGGAAGGGCCAAATCACAACGGCAAAGGAAGGCACGACAATTATGACCTTCGCTCAGATCAACACTGCCTCAGTTGCGGCTGTGTTGACTGATCCCCAAACAGCGACTACAGGCGATCCTCGAGGCCTGTACACGCCGGTTACACCCCCAAACGGTGTCTTGAACTACGAAACTAGCCACATCGGTGATCCGACTGTTAACGCCGCAGGCAACGGTGGACTCCTCGGTATCAGGCATCTGGCTTACTAGTCACGGGTGAGGAGGACGGCGGTGAGTGCATCTATACGCGAGATCGTAAACGCTGCACTCACCGTTGTCGGTGAGGTGACTGGTCCTGGCGTACAGATGTACGAGGACGACCGGATGAAGGCCGATGCTGTTCGAGCCTTCAATATGATGTTCAAGAAATACTCGTGGAGACAGTACTGCAAGTGGTTCACCGTTACGCTCAATGGAGCGACAGGAAAACCCGTAACAAGCCCATTCGAGCAGGTTAAGGACTTTGAAGACTTTCTCGCAGTACACGCAGACCAGAGTGCGCATCCACTTCCAATACTACCTGCGCGTATCAACCCTGCGACCATGAATACTAGTAACGCTAGACCTGCGTACTGGACCAGTCTCGACGTAACCGATCCAGACTACGCCAGGAAGAAGATTCAGATTTATCCTTTGACGTCAATAGGGATCGTAAACGTATTGGCAAAGGTCTACCCCCTAGTCCCCCCTGAGGTGTCGTTTGACTGGGAACAGATATTCTACCTCGACACCGATATGCTCGTGTACGCAACTGCGTTCATGACGCTATCGGGAGACGATCTAAACGCCGGCGCAGCAGACACCGTTCGTAACCTGATGGAGATGAAGTATAAAGACGTAATGTCGGCACTGGCTAGTCATCCGATTCCTGTCTCGGGCGACTCGAGTATCCCATTCTATTGGCACGAACGCTAGTGTGACTCACACATGAATGTTTCCATTTTTCCAAAGGCGATGAAACCAGCCGCGAAGAACAGGCTAGAAAACATCACTTTGCGCGGTTTCGGTGGTGGTTGGAACGCCATCGAAACCGATCTACAAATGGAGTCAACCTACCTCGTTAAGGTTCGCAACTTTCGACGCACTCCTGGCGGTACGCAGAAGATTCGATACGGCTCGAAATGGTTCGCTGACCTATCGAGCATAGCGGGGAGTGGCGCGCGAATTGTCGATATGACGTACTTTGCCGCTGGGCTGATCTGTGTACTCTCTAACGGCGCAGTCATAGTGATCGGGGGCGACGGAAGTAAGAAGATAATATGGAACCCGACAATTGCTGCTGCACTGCCAGGAGCGCCCGCTGGATGGAGTACGGGACTCGATCTAGTCAATTTCGTAACGTATAAACGCGAACTGATCATTCACAACGGCAAGGATAAGCCGATTACGATAGCCGATGACTTCACTGTCAAATATCTGCAAGACCTAGCCACAGGAAGCAACGTTAACGTTCCAATTGGCAAGTTTGGCTGTGTGGTGTCGAATTACCACTGCATAGCCAATATCAACCCGTACGGCGCACCGTCCGTGCAACAGCCAACAACGATCTTCGTTTCTGCTGTTGGGACCGCTGGGACGTTTCCTCACGACCCAGTACCTAACGACTCAATCGAGATCGATGTCGGTGCCTTCGCTCCTCAAGGAGCCATCGAGATTCGGGGTGTAGCAGGCTTCAGGTCGAACCTGCTAGTGTTCTTTCAAGACCAAACGGTAATTGTGAAGTTGGGAACGTACAATGCCGCAGGCGTACATGAGCCATTCTTCCCCGATACAATGCCGACGTTTGGCGTACTCGGGCATCGGTGCGTCGCGCCAGTGGAGAACGATCTACTATTCGCTGGTCTTGGGGGAATGGCCAGCGCCAGACGGAACCTGCTTAGTGTCTCGGGCACTCTGGAAAGCCAGTCGCTTAGTGAGCGAATCGAACCACCGTTTCGGCAGACCGTTGGGGCTCTAACAGACGATCAACAACAAAAAGAATGCTTCATGATCTACGACCCTCTGGGTCACGACATGCTTTTCTTCACGCCTGGTGGACGAGTGTTTACTTACAGCTTCAGTACGAAGCTAAAGTACAGCGCGTGGTCCGAGTTCAGTGGCCTTAACGTACAATGCGGATGCAGGACGTTCCTTGGTAGAGTGTTCTACGCTGATGGTCTGCGTGTGTATCAGCATGGGAACAAGGTGTTCGCAGGAGAGGAATACTTCAAGGATCGAGTGCTTGACCGTGACTCGTCGTGGTCGAACTCAACGTTCTACGAGGCAGGAAGTATCGCGTTTGATCCAGTTACAGGGAAAACATTCGAGGCCATAGCCGGACATACAAGCTCACCGTTGCCTGCAACTTTCGAAGATGACCGAACGACCATCCTCTTCAATCCTCGTTGGGAAGAGTATACAGGCGTGTCGATCGACTTCGAGTTGGAGCTGCCATGGCTTGACAGTAAAAATCCAATGTCGGTCAAGTTCCTCAGGTTCATCTCTATGGCGACTAAAGGCAATGCTCAGTTTACAGTCAGAGCGTACGTGGATAACCTGTACAAGAATCACGAAGGAGAGGTTGTCTTCGAGCCTTGTTTGTCTACAGAGTTCATTGCAAACGAGGCGCCAGGGTTCGGCTATGACGCAGGCCCT